TTGCAATCTCCGAAGTTTCAGTTTCTACAAAATGATATCAAGGACGTCTTCGATATAAGCCTCTTGAAGGAGGAGTGGAAGAAGCGAACGAAGCCGCAAATACGGAAGCAGCTCATATTCGACGCGGTTGAATATAGAGACATTGACCAAGATATAACTCGTCTACTTCAACGCGTACACAGGGAGGTCAGTGAGGGCAACTATGTCGTACGCATGCCAAAGAGGTATCTGGCTGAGAAGTCTCGCGGCCTTTGCCGACAAATGACTTTGATACACCCAAAAGACCTACTCGTTCTGGAAAGGCTCTCCAGATCGGTTTACTTTGAGTTGAAGCATAAAGCTCCAAGCAAGTCAGCTTTTTTCGAGCCCGATGATGGAAAATTCACGAAGGGTTTTAAGCAAAGCGACTTCGAGTACGGATCATTTGCAAGCTGGAAGAAGTTTCAAAAGAGCATCTTTGGCTTTGCAAAGGAGAACAACTACATCGTAATAACCGACGTCGCGAATTTCTACGACTTTATCAACTTTCAGCACCTTAGAAACATCGTCTCTTCTCTGGCAGACATCCGCGAGTCCATTCTCGACCTGCTGATCCATGTGCTGAACCGCCTGACATGGACGCCAGATTTCATGCCTTTGACACAAGTCGGCATGCCTCAAATTGAGACATCAGCAACACGTGTTTTGGCGAACGCTATGCTCTACGAGGTGGACAAGCTTTGCGAGCACTCAGCGGTGTCTAACTACGCCAGATTTATGGACGACATGGATATCGGCGTGAGTTCTGTTGAGAAAGCAAAGGTCATTGTTCGAGATATTGATCTAACCCTACAATCACGCCAACTCAGGCTCAACTCCTCGAAGACTCAAATACTATCACAGCAGGAGGCATTCGCTCATTTCTGTATTTCGGAGAATTTAACGCTCTCACGGGTAGAGGCGCTTATCGAGAAGAAACGATTCTTAAAGTTCGCCAAGGCGATCTTAACCTCGAAATATGAGGCTTGGCTTGATCGGACCTCTGCTGGCGGTCCGAGCGAGAAATCGCGTTTCATTAGGGGCAATGGCCCAAAGATCTATAAACATGTATTGACTTTGATCTACGAAGCAGGTGGAAGCGTCAGCGACGAGGACCTCCTCTGGCAGGTCGAGCATAATCCCTCAATGCGGCCAACAGCACTGCGATACCTCTCCAGAACGAGTAGAGGAAATACAGTCCTCAAGAAATTGACCGCAATGGTGAAAAGCGGCGTGTTCGTTGACGATGCTGCATACGTAGATGTGGCGGGCTTCATGCTTCACGCCAAGTTTCGCAAGACCAAAGCATGCACACTTCGGGCAGAAGAATTCTGCAAACACGCCGCGTCAACGAGCGATATTGGCTTGCACTGTGCAATATTCGTGTCAGCTCGCTTTCTAGGTCGCCCACAAATACAATGCCTTCTGGATGACAATATCGAACGAATTTCAGACGACTTCTGGCTCAGCCGGGCCGCTGCGGGGCTGACGTCTCTGTTCATTGGTGAACCCGAATGGGGTCAATATCTTGACTTCATTCGCAAGCTGAACTCGCCAGATGCCGACGATGTATACGAGTATCTACTGTCGGTAAGTAGCTCGACCAGCTTTAGCCAATCGCTCAAAGCTTACATTAAAGCTCCAAATCACACCTTTCCTCAGGCACTCTTCTTTCCCAAGGTCTTGATCCTACTGGCAGCCGCGAAGAATGGCAGCAGCGCATCATTGGCTCCCAACCTACATGTGGATCATCCTGCGCTCAAGAAGGATCCCTACTACGCTCAAATGGGTTTTTGACCCAGGGTCGTCTACAGCATCAAGCCTCCCACGCCGCAGCATCAGAAAGGTCGCGAGAGACTGAAAGTGACTCACAGCCGCCATTCGCTGCGCAACGAACGATTAGCGACTGTGAGCCAAGTGTCGGCAGCAAGATTTGGCAACTACGTTCACGAAGGCAAGAAGCAGCATTCGAGACAGATCGGTGAAAATAAATCGCACCCGGCTGCCTATCAAAATGCAATTAAGTCATTTTCACGAAGTATCTCGAATATCTCAGAAGACTCGGTATCACTAACCTGCCTCCGCAAGAATGGAGATTCCTCAGATCCGTAGCTGAATATTTTCTGCCCTTGATGCCTCATTCTTACATGAGTCACGCACCGGCTATCCATATTTTTAGCGCGGTGTATCGTTCCCGCCTTAATAAAGTAGTGTTGCCCCGCACCGCAGGTAAAGTTTACCACCTCTGATATTGCTCCAAGCCTCCCCGTCTCATGCAGTATCGACCTACCATCATCGTAGGTCACCGAAAATTCCTTCAGGTTTGCCTCTCTATCCGGAACGAACTCAGCTATATAGTTCTTAATAGATCCAGCGAGAACGTTGGAGTCCAAGTCGAACTCATGGGTGTGCCATGTGTTATCTGCCGAGAAATCGGCATTTTCGCTGTAAACATGAAGGCGACGGGTCACTTCGCCAGAGGACAAAACCAAATAGTAAAAGCCAAGCGGGTGAACGCGAAAACTCCGAATGTGACGCTTTTCAACTTTCATTTGTAGCGGTGATCCTTCGGCTTGATTATAGAGAATATCTCCTCACGATACTCCCTGACTCTATCTTCTGGAAAGCCAAAGCTGAGAAGCGCTTCTACGGGAATGTCTTCATCGCCGACACGGTGCCTTTTCCACTGGTAGGCGGACAAATCAACTGTCCGAGATAGCTCCACCTCACTGATAATCATTGAGCGAAACATTTCAAAAAATTGGCTCTGTCTTGAAAATTTTAGCGCATATAGAGACTTGTCGTCTTCGGTAAGGATTGCACCTCGATCCGACATATCTATTCGGAATGATGGTATGAAGCTTGATAAGCAAACTCGAACTTTGAGATTTCGATTGTTCGCGGCAGCCAAGGCACATGCCGCAGAGGTGGCGACTGCATTCTTGAACAGCTTGTCTTTCCCGTCATTCTCCCCCAGAATACCTACTATATCTTCATAGACCTCTGACAGATTTTTTATTTGAGGGTCAGGCAGCAGAATAGTGACATCTATGGTTTTCCGAGCCTTTCGCGCGTTGTCACTCAACCGTTGAAGCGTTTCAGCCCGGAAGTATGTCGCTGATCTCGCCCAAAGAAAGTAGAACGCCGTATCTTCAGGCAGTTCCTTTATCTCATCGGATATATCCCCAGGTCGCAGCGTTTCGATCTCCGGTCTCTCGATGTCCTCTCGGATAAAATAAATATATGCGCCGTAGACAACCAGAACAGTTAGAGCTGCGGAAAAGAGGTTGGATGACACGGACCGAATGAAATTTGACCATGTATTCTCCGGCTCCAACAGAGATGCAGACCAATAGGAAATAGCTGTAACAGCGGCCAGAATGATAAACGTCCAAATGAACCGCCTGCGGGCGGATCGTGAGCCAAGATCGTTTAACACATTAAGGCTGATATATTTACTTGCGCGCGGCTTCGAGGGCATTTGCCATCCTGTTTATGTCCCAAATACAACTGATAAGGTGTGCCGTGTGCTACTGCAACTGCGCCGTCTTCTCGTGCGAGGCGGTGGATGTTTTCCTTGGGTGTATCCTGAATAAATCAACCAGTTTGCGCTGTAGACAGTCGTATCGGCAGGCTTGGGCTGTATGACGCAGCGCGCTACTCTGGTAAGGTCGTCGGCTTTGGGCCGTTTCACGACACTTTTGTGGTGCCGTTCGTGGCGCGCATGCCTCTTCTTCTGCGTCCGGCTGTGGTTCTCCGATCCTCCATGGGCAGATTTTGCCCAGAGGGTCCCCCCTCTCGGCGCTCTCCCGATTTGGCGGTGGTTCAGCTGCGCGGTCGTAGTGACGCGCAGCTCAACCACCGCCTTGAGTAGATAGGCTTTCCCGCTGGCGTCGTTTTCCCACGTCACAGGAGGCCCTCATGTATCATCATCCCCAGCCTTTCACGCCGGTTGCGAGCAGCGCTCATTTGCAGCGCGGCGACGTCGTGCTGTTTCGTTTCCCTCTCGCCGAGGCGGATGACGAGCCAGGCGCACCAAAGCGTCGCCCTTGCCTGGTGCTCGACACCCTGACGGCCGGCGACGATCGCTTCGTCGAGATCGCCTACGGCACTTCCGCCGATACGCGCGCGAACCGCGGCTACGAGGTCATCGTAAAGCAGCCAGACGCACGCACTACCGCCGGTCTGTCGAAGCCCACACGCTTTGTCTGCGCACGGCGCATCATCGTCCACGTTGACCACAGCGGCTTCCACGGCCGGGCAAAGCGGCCGCATATCATCGGCCGCCTCGATGAAGCCCTGCTGGAACGAATGAACGCTGTCCGGGCACGCATCCAAGCCGAAGCCGACATTGCCGCCTACTACCGCGAAGAGAAACGCCGGGAAGAGCAGACGCGCGAAGACCGCGATTTCCAATAGGGAACCGCGCTCTCGCCGCTGCTCCTCCCCTCTCAATCAACACAAGGAAAGACTAATGGATATGCCATTCAAATCCGCCTCCGAGATCACCGCCATGGCCGCTTCGTGCTTCCCGCTGGCGCGGGCCGCTGCGACCGGGATCGACCAGGACGTGCTCGACCTCGTCGCTCCAAAGCCGAAGCAGGAGGCGAAGAAGCTCGCCGCGCTGCTGCGGGCCGGCAAGATCTTCGACAAAGGTATTCTCGCGATGCTGCACGAGCTCGTCGGCGTCCTCGACGCCGAGATCGCCGAGGGCACCTACGTCGAGACCCGCTATGACCACAGCCCGGAGAACGTCTCCGACTACAAGACCTGGGGCCAGGAGCGCCTCACGCCGGAGGCTGACCGCCTGTCGAACGCGCTCGCGGTGCTGATCGAGCTCTACGCCACCCTTTCGGCGGTGCACGACATCCTGCGCGCCGAGAAGGCCCTGGAGGGGCTGCGCTCCGCAGCCTGATGAGACACGCGGGCCGGAACACCCGCGTCAGGGCGCGCCGACGACCCTTCTGCTGCTACAGATGTCGGCGCGCCCGCCAAAGAGAAGCCCGTGCAGGTCCTCCCTGCACGGGCTCAACGATCACACGCGAGGGCTCGGAACTCGCCGGTCTGTCGGTATTCGGTGTCCACAGCCGAAGGAGATACCAATGGCCCTCGCAAACCTGATCGACCTGATTGCCGAAGTCGCCGCGAAGCGCACCGCCCGGGAGGGCAAGAACGACCGCGACGCCTCGGAACAGACTTGGTCAGGGTGCCGCGTGATCCAGGCGTTTTTGAGGCGGCGTGAACTGTTTTTCGGAGATAGCCTTGAGATCGCCAAATTATGAGGATCAATCTGCGAACATGGATTCCCTACGCTCTACCGCCCGCCGCGCCGTTATCTACGCCAGGTTCTCGACCGACCTGCAGAACGTGAACTCCACGCGCGACCAGATTGCGAACTGCACCGCGCTCGCAGAGAGAAAGGAATGGCAAGTTCTGCAAGTCTTCGAAGACGCCGCCATCTCCGGAGCCAAGCGCGAGCGCCCCGGATACAAGAAGATGTTGCAGGCCGTGAAGAGCGGCCTCGTGGACGTCGTCCTGGCCGAGGGGCTCGACCGCCTCAACCGAAGCCAGGAGTTGTCGGCGAACCTCTTCGCAGTGTGCGAGTTCAACGGCGTCGAGATCCACACCATCGCCGAGGGCCGCATCGAGGAACTCCACATCGGCATGAAGGGCACGATGGACGCAATGCACCTGAAGCGCATCGCCCAGATGACGCACAGGGGCCTTCAAGGACGCGTTGCGGACGGACGTTCTGCAGGGGGATTGAGCTATGGCTACCGCATCCCCATCGACCCCTATACGGGTCTGCGCCAAACTGGCGAGCTCGAGCCTGACGAGCATCAGGCCGATGTGGTCCGCCGCATCTTCCGGGAGTTCAGCGAAGGTCACAGCCCCCGCGCCATTGCCCATCAGTTGAATGCGGAAGGCGTCCCCTCCCCGCGCGGGCGGGAATGGAAGGTCAACACGATCTACGGCAACGCAAAGCGCGGCACTGGCATCCTGAACAACGAACTCTATGCCGGCGTCCGCGTCTGGAACCGGTTGCAATATCGAAAGAACCCGGAAACGGACCAGCGCGCCTCGCGCGGTCGTGACGTAGAAGAGATCATCCGGGTTGAGGTGCCGCATCTGCGGATCGTAGACGAGGAGCTATGGCAGGCGGTGAAGGCGCGCCAGGATGGGCAGCGCCGCACTTTGTCCAAAGGCGCACCCTCGACGCTCCGGCGCAAGCGGTACCTGTTGTCCGGGCTCGTGAGATGCGGGCGTTGTGGAGGCAATATGACGGTCGCGGGCTCCGGAAAGAGCCGCGCCTATTACTGCGCCAATGCCAAGGAGAAAGGCCCCTCCGTCTGCCGTGGAATGCCTGGCCTACGCATCGACAGGCTGCAGCCTCTGGTGCTTTCAGGGCTACGGGACGAGCTGATGACGCCGGAAGCGGTCGAGCGTTTTCGGAGCCAGTTTCTCGACCGGGTCGCCGAAGCACGAAAGGAGCGCGACACCGAGCAGGCATCGCTCCGCAGGGCGATTGCACAGGAGCAGAAGGCGATCGACGGTGCCCTGCGTGCCATCCGAGACGACATGGCCACGAAGAGCGTCTACGCAATGCTGGGAGAGGCCGAGGAGAAGAAGGAAGCCCTGAAAGCGGAGTTGGCCGCCGTCGAGGCTCCTGCCCTCGATATCCCCGAAAATCTGGCGGCGCTCTATCGCGAGCAAGTGGACGCGCTGGCGGACACGCTCTCGGACCCGGAGGTGGTCCATCGCGCCTCCGAGATCCTCGGCGGGCTGATCGACCGCATTGTCATCCAGCACGAAGAGACGGCCGGGCATACGGCCGAGATCGAGGGCAAGCTGTTGGGATTGTTGAGCTTTGCGGATGCAAAAAACGCCGCATCCTATTCGGATACGGCGTCTTCGCTAAAGCTGGTTGCGGGAGTAGGATTTGAACCTACGACCTTCAGGTTATGAGCCTGATTTCCCACAACATCTAGAGCCTTGATTGTTGACGCATTTTCCGGCGTAGTCTCCTAGAGCACTGTTTTTCCGAAGCTATCCGGCGCGACCGCCTGTTACTCGCCGCCAGCCAACGACAAAAACAGCCACAAGATGTGTTGACACAGTGTTGACATGAGGGAGCGCCGAGATGCCGGAGAAACTGACCGAAGCCGCCGCCCGGAAGGCCCTGCCGCCGGTGCGCGGGCAGAGCATGCTGTGGGACGCGGAGGTGAAGGGGTTCGCCCTGCGGGTGACGCCGGGCGGGGCCAAGTCCTTCGTCCTGGACTACCGCGCCGAGGGGCGGCAACGCCGGATCACCATCGGCGCCTGGCCCGACTGGACGGTGGCCGCCGCGCGCCAGACAGCGAAGGACATGAAGCGCGAGGTCGATCTCGGCCATGACCCGATGGGCGAGCGGCAGGCGCAGCGCGAGGCGCCGACGGTGCAGGAGATGTGGGACCGCTACGCCCGCGAGCACCTGCCCAAGAAGGCCGAGCGCAGTCAGGCCGACGAGCGCATGATGTGGGAGAAGATCATCCTGCCGCGCTTCGGAAAGATGAAGGTCGCGCAGATCACCCATGACGATGTGGACGCGCTCCACCGCGATATCACCGAGATCCGCGGCACGCCCGTCCGCGCCAACCGCACCGTCGAGGTGCTGCGCAAGGCATTCAACCTCGCGATCCGCTGGAAATGGCGCGACGACAATCCCGCCTCGGGCGTGCGCCGCAATCAGGAGGAGAAGCGGAACCGCTATCTGAACCGGACGGAAATCGCGGCGCTGGCGCAGGCGCTGAACGACCATTCGGAGCCCATGTCCGCGAACGCGATCAAGCTGCTGATGTTGACCGGCGCGCGGCGCGGCGAGGTGCTGGGCGCGACGTGGGAGATGTTCGACCTCGAGAACGGCATCTGGACCAAGCCCTCCGCGCATACCAAGCAGCGCAAGCTGCACCGCGTCCCGCTCTCGGGCCCGGCCGTGCAGCTGCTGGTCCAGATGAAGGCCGCCGCCAAGGCGAAGGCCGAGGCTGAAGGCATGCCGCCCAGCCCCTTCGTTTTCCCCGGCCCGACCGGCAAGCCGCTCACCGAGATCAAGCGGACATGGGTCTCGGTCTGCCGCCGGGCGGGGCTTGGCGCGGAGGTGCCGGTGCTGGACGCGAAGGGTAAGCCGGTCCTCGACCGCAAGGGCGAGCCCAAGACCGAGTTCAAGCCGAATGTCCGGATCCACGACATCCGCCATTCCTTCGCCAGCATCCTCGTGTCGGCGGGCGCGTCGCTGCCCTTGATCGGCCAGATGCTCGGCCATACGCAGGTCCAGACCACCCAGAGATACGCCCATCTGTTCGACGATCCGCTGCGCAAGGCCGCCGAGACGGTGGGCGCCTTCGTGTTGCAGCGCTCGCCAGAGGAGTTCAGCGCAAACGAGGCAGAGCAGAAATGACCGACCAGAAGCCCTACGGGCCACCGCCCGACGCCATCCCGCTGTCCGACGCGATGAAGGAATACCTGCCCGCCGAGATGTGGGAGGAACATGCCCGCGCGACGGAGGCCCGCAAGAACGCGCCGAAGCGGCCGAGCTACCTCAGCATGTCCGTTCGCGACTGGCAGGACGCCAAGGACTCGCACGACGCCGCCAACCGGACGCGCTCGGCACGGGCCGATCTGCACCGCGTCTGGAACGGCATGCTCGCCGCGATGAAGGCGAGGCTGGAGGCGGGCGAGCTCACCGCCTTCGGTCAGGATGATCCGCCCTTCGGCCCGTGGCACGCGATCCCGGCACCCGCGTGGCGGCAGCTGCGCATCACCAATGTCCGGAAGGGCGAGGCCAGCGTCGGCGCGAATATCGTGCACGACATCCACATCCTGCCGCCCGATGCCGACGACCACATGCCGACCGGGACGCCCGGACGTCCGAAGAAGGGAATCGACATCATCCGGGTCGAGTTTCAGCGCCGCGTCGATGCGGGCGAGATCGCGGACAGTCTCGCCGCCGAAGCCCGCGCGCTGCAGGCATGGTATCGCGAGACCTATCCACGGCGGGACTGTCCCACCACCAAGACCATCGAGAACAACCTTCGCGACACTTGGCGCGCAGTCCGTCTAAGGACTGCGTAATCCCCTGAAATTATTGCTCCGGGGGCATTTTCGGGGCGGTTTTTCGGGGGGCTGAACGTCGGCATCTCTCGGGCATCGGCGGCGCGTTGCGTCGCCTGGCACGAAGGAGACGCCGATGACCCAACCCCTTGCATCCGGAGGCGCCGAGAGGGCCGCTTCCGTCGCCCCGCCCACCGATTTCCTCGACGGTTTCATCTCGGAGGAGGAATACGCCGCTCGCCGCGGGGTGTCCCTGCGCACCTGTCAGCGCGACCGCCAACTGCGCCAGTCCCCGCCTTTCGTCGTGATCGGCCGGCGCGTCTACTACCGCATCGAGGCGGTACGCGACTGGCTGCTCGCCCGCGAACAGGAGGCCTCCCGCAAGCCGAGCGCCCCGCGCGCCCGGAGGGGCCGATGACCGCGCCCGCCACGCTCGCGCCCGACATGATGGTGGGCGCTGCCGAGATCGCCCGCTTTCTCTTCGACTCCGACGAGTTCCGGTTCCAGCGCTGCGTCTACTACCTCTGCACGCGCTCGAAGCGTCCGCTGCCGCATTTCCGTCTTGGCAGCCGCATCGCCACGCGCCGCTCCACGCTGATGGACTGGATCGCCCTGCAGGAGGGCTTCGCCAATGCCTGACACTCCCATCCAGTTCACCGGCTCGATTCTCGACCGGCTGGAGACCAAGGTCGCCGCCGAGGCCCGGCACCTGCTGCCCATCGTCCAGGCGATCCGCGATCACGGTGTCGGATTCCTCGTGATCCCCCAGCGCGCGACCGGGCTCGACCGCGGCATCAAGCTGCTGCAGCGGCCCTTCATCGCCATGGTGGGAGACGACACCGACTGCGCGCTCGGCCCCGATCAGTATGACGGCACTGCGCTCGACCGGCTGATCGGCATGGCCGACGGCGTCGCCATCGTCTCCTGCGCCCCGCCGCCCGAGGCCTATTCGAGCATCGCCCTGATGGCGATGGCGCAGCGCAACGGGCTCATCATCGAAACCCGGCCCGAACAGGAGATCGCCTGGACCAACCGCGTGCAGGCGGTCTGTCCCGAAATGCCGATCCTGCTCTGCACCGTGAAGGGGCCGCGCCAATGACAGTGCAGGGGCAGCCTCTCGACTTCAACGGCACGCCGCCCGGCGGCCGCGCCGGTGCCGCCACCCGCATGTCCGTCGCCCAGCTGGCCGACATGCTGAAGGACCGCATCGCGGACCTTGCCCGCGAGCTGCTGGGCGAGCCGAACCGGGAGCTTTCCAGCGCGCAGACACTGCGCTTCGGCACCAAGGGCAGCGTTGCCGTGGAAATCGACGGCGCGAACAAGGGCCGCTGGTTCGATCATGAACATGGCGCCGGAGGCGCGGGGATCGAACTGATCGGCTATCGCCTCGGGCTGGACCAGAAGGCCACGTGGGACTGGGCGCGGAGCTGGCTGGGCGAGCCCGATGCCGGTCCGTCCTGGACGGCGACGCCGCCCGCGTCGCCCGCGCGCTCCGCCTCGGGCTCGGCCAGGCCCAAGGAGCCGACACCCGAGGAGCGCGCTGAGAAGGTGGCCGAGATCGTGCGCCGCACCGAGACCCTCGTCTCGACGCCGGTCCTCGCCTACCTGCGCCATCGCGGGATCACCGCCACGCCGCCCGACTGCATCCGCTACCGCCAGTATGCCTTCGGCAAGTTCGGCGCCATGGTCGCGCTCGCCACCGACGAGGCGGGCGAGGTGCTGGCGATCCAGCAGGTCTATCTGACGGGCGAGGGGCGAAAGGCCCCGGTCAAGGTGGTCAAGCGCACCAATAAGGCCGTCGATGGTTGGGCCGCGAAGGCCGCGGTGCGTCTCCCCGGTCGGGAACCGCTGATCCTCTGCGAGGGGGTGGAGACCGCGCTCTCGGTCTGGCAGGCCACCGGACAGGAAACCTGGGCCTGCCTCGGCATCTCGAACATCGGCCGCGCGCCGGTCCCCGAGAACGCCACGGTCATCATCGCCAGCGACGGCGACCTGCCCGGCAGCAAGGCCGAGGGCCAGATGACCCGCGCCGCGAGCCAGCTTGCGCATCGCGGCATGACCGTGCTGATCGCCACCCCGCCCGAGGAGCAGGACTTCAACGATGTGCTAGTCCGCGAGGGCGAAGTGGCCGTGCGCGACCGCATCGAGGCCGCCGAACGCTTCAGCGCCGAGGAGGCCGACACTGAACGCAAGCGCCTCTTCATCGGATCGGACGTGGAAATGTCGCGGCGCGTGCGCGAGGATCTGACCGAACGCCTCGGGCGCATCGTCCATGCCGAGGGCGAGTTCTGGCGCTACGGCGGCACCCATTGGGAGGCGATCCCAGATCACGAATTGCGCCTGCCGGTCCACGCCTATGACGGCGCCGGGTTCCTCACGCCCGCGGGCGAGCCCTCGAACGTCAAGCTGACCAAGACCCGTGTCGACTCGGTCCTGAACGAGTGCGCCGCGCTCTGCGCCGAGCCGCAATACTTCGAGAAGCCGCCCGCAGGCATCAACTGCGCCTCGGGCTTCATCCGCTTCGATGCGGAGGGCGTGCCGCACCTCGAGCCGCATCACCGCGAGCATCGCTGCCGCCACACCCTGCCCGGCCATTGGCAACCCGGCGCATCTGGCACGCCGCCCGCGGGCTCGCTGCTTGCACGGCTGCTCGCCGGCAGCTTCAAGGGCGACCCGGACGCCGAGGCGAAATGCGCGCTGCTGGCGGAGGTCTGCGGCGCGGCGGCGCTCGGCTACGCCACAAGGCTGATGCAGCCGCGTGCGGTGGTGCTGCACGGCAAGACCGCCGAGAACGGCAAGAGCCAGGTGCTTGAACTGGCCCGCGGCCTCCTGCCAGAAAGCGCGATCTGCTCGGTCCCCGCATCGAAGGTGGGAGACGAGCGGCACGTCATCGGGCTGGTAGGCAAGCTGCTCAACGCCTCCGACGAGCTCTCGGCCGAGGCCATCGCGTCCGACACCTTCAAGGCGGTCGTCACCGGCGATCCCATCGAGGGGCGCGACGTCTACAAGAGCCGGGTGGAGTTCCGATCCGTGGCGCAGAACCTCTTCGCCGCGAACCAGCTGCCGAGCTTCAAGGGCGGCGTGGACCGGGGCGTGCAGCGCCGCCTGCTGCTGATCACCTTCACCCGCACCATCCCGCTGGAGGAGCGCGTCGAGGGCATCGGCAAGCGCATCGCGGCCGAGGAACCGGACCTGCTGCTGGCATGGGCGGTGGAGGGCGCGTCACGCCTGATCCGCCAGCGCAATTACGCCATCCCGCAGAGCTGCCACGAGGAACTCCTCGAATGGGTGCTGAGCGAGGATCCCGTCGCCGCCTGGGTGGACGCCTGCGTGAAGGTCGTGCCCATCGTGAACGGCGGGCCGACCATCGCCACGCGCGACGCGCATCTCCGCTTCCAGAACTGGGCGCTGGCCGAGGGCTACAAGCCCGAGAAGCTGCCCGCCATCAACGGCTTCGTGCAGCGCGTGCAGGCGCGCGTGGCGGGGATCCAGCACAAGCGCACCAGCTCCGGGCGGTTCTTCGTGGGGCTGACGGTGACGCAGTGGTGACGCACCAAACGGGCGATTTGGCCCCTAACCCATTGAGAGTGTTGAGATGACGCACTTGGCTTCAACCTTTTTGATATGGGGAAAATCCCTCTCCCCAATCATCATCCCGTTCCCCCCTATTCAAAAGGATGCTGGGGGAGGTGCGTCATCTCAACACTTTCAGGGACTTGCGCCGGAAACCCCGTCATTCCTGCGTCACCGCTGCGTCACTCGCAGGGCCGAGCTCGCCCGCCCGAGGCGCGGTCAAGGCGAAAGGATCGGGAAAGCGGCGGTTCCTCCTGCGCACATTCGTATGTGGGGACGCGCAGCGCATTGGCTCGCCAGCGTGAGGGCCGGTCATGCCTAAACTCGACGGGACCGAGACCAAGACCGCCTTCGCTGCCCGTGTCGGGCTGACCAAGGGGCGCATCTCGCAGCTGGTGGCCGAGGGGCTGCCGGTGCGCAGCGACGGGCGGATCGACGTGGCCGAGGGGCTCGCCTGGATCGAGACCAACCTCGACCCCGCCCGCCGCTACAAGGGCGGCGCGCCCACGGCGACGACCCGCACCGCCACGTTGGCCGAGGCGAAGCGGCTGCACGAGATCGTCAAGGTCCAGCGCGCCCGGCTGGCCTTCGAGCGCGAGCAGGGCAAGCTGATCGATGCCGACGAGGCGCGGCGCACGGTCTTCGCGCGCGCCCGTGCCGAGCGCGATGCGCACCTCGCATGGGTCCAGCGCACGGCGCCGCTGCTGGCGGCCGAGCTCGAGGCCGATCCCCGCGCCACCTTCGCCGCCCTCGACCGGATGATGCGCGAGCATCTCGAGCACCTGGCTGATCTGCCGCTGGGGAGCTTCGGTGATGGTGCCTGACATCGACCTCGCCTGGCGGCGCGGCATCCGCCCCGAACCTCCCATTCCGGTCTCGGACTGGGCCGACCGCCACCGCATCCTGCCGCCGACCTCGGCCGAGCCCGGCCGCTGGCGCACGGACCGCACGCCCTACCTGCGCGCGGTGATGGACGCGCTATCGACCGCCAGCCTCTGGGAACGCGTCGTGCTGATGAAGGGCGCGCAGACGGGTGGGTCCGAGGCCGGGCTGAACTGGCTCGGCTACATCATCCAGAACGCGCCCGGCATCGCCATGCTCGTGATGCCCTCGCTGGACATGGTGCGCCGGAACACCACCGTGCGCATCGACCCGCTGATCGAGGCGACTCCGGCCCTGCGCGAACTGGTCGCCGCGCCCCGGTCCCGCGACGCCGGGAACAGCCTGTTCCGCAAGTCCTTCCCCGGCGGGCAACTGGTGATGACCGGGGCAAACAGCGCCGTGGGCCTGCGCTCGACGCCGGTGCGCTACCTGTTCCTGGACGAAGTGGACGGCTATCCCGGCGACGCGGACGGCGAGGGCGATCCGGTCGATCTGGCGATCCAGCGCACCGCCACCTTCCGCGGCCGGCGCAAGATCTACATGGTGTCCACGCCCACGCTGAAGGGCCATTCGCGCATCGAGGCCGCCTTCGAGCACAGCGACCGGCGCTTTTACCACGTCCCTTGCCTGCATTGCGGCGACATGGCCCCGATCACCTGGGCACGCATCCGCTGGCCCGAAGGGCGCCGCGAACAGGCGCATCTGGTCTGCGAGGCCTGCGGCGGCGTCCACCACGAGCACGAAAAGCCGCGCCTGCTGGCCGCGGGCGAGTGGCGCGCGACCGCCGAGGGCGACGGCCGCACCGCGGGTTTCCACCTCTCCGCGCTCTATTCCCCTTGGGAGACATGGGCCGAGATCGCGGCCGAGCACGGCCGCGTGCGCAAGGACCCGCCCCGCCTGCAGGTCTGGGTGAACACCAAGCTGGGCGAGTCGTGGGAGGACCAGGCGGGCGACACCGTTCCGGCCGATCCGCTGATGGCCCGGCGCGAGGACTGGGGCGAGGCGCTGCCCGCCTCCGTCGCCGTGCTGACCGCGGGCGTCGACGTGCAGGGCGACCGGATCGAGGTGCAGATCATCGGTTGGGGCCGCGACGAGGAGGCGTGGGTCATCGACTACCGCGTGCTGTGGGGCGACCCATCCGGGCCGCGCCTCTGGGCCGATCTCGACATGGTGCTGCAGGCGGCCTTCCCACATCCCGCCGGGCTCGACCTGCCCGTGCGCGCCGCCGCCATCGACACCGGCGGCCACCACACCAAGATGGCCTACGAGTTCTGCCGCACCCGCCTCGCCCGCCGCATCTGGGCGATCAAGGGCCGCGGCGGGCCCGGCATCCCGGTTTGGCCGCGCCGCCCGACGCGGACCAACAAGGGCAAGATCCCGCTCTTCATCGTCGGCGTGGACGCGGTGAAGGACGCCGTGTACGCCCGCCTGCGCCTCACCGAGCCCGGCCCTGGCGCGATCCACTTCCCGCGCCGTCTCGACGCCGACTACTTCCGCCAGCTGACCGCCGAGCGCGTCGTAACCCGCTTCGAGCGCGGACGCCCGATCCGCTCCTGGCAGCCCAAGCGCGACGGCGAACGCAACGAGGCCCTCGACACCTTCGTCTACGCCCACGCCGCCCTGCACGGGCTCATCAGCATGGGGCTCAGGCTGAACGAAGAGGCGGAGGGGGTGAGTACAGCGCAGACGCGAACGGATGCGGCGACTGCGGGGGTGATCCGGTCCGCGTGGATGCGATAGTGTCTTCGCTGACGCAAGATGTTGAAACGCAGACCGGCTTCGGATACCAAATAGGGGATACCGAAGGCCCGAGCACGCAGACTCGGGTCACGAACAATTAAAGAACATTTGCGACAATCTGCGCAGTCTCGTGCCAGGCGGTGTCGCGAAGTGACCGGAGGAGCAGCCATTGGTGAATTGTGTCAGCATCTTTTCTGGAGCAGGAGGTCTCGACGTTGGAGCCAAGAATGCTGGCGCCAAGATTGTGGCATGTGTCGAGAATGACCCCGATGCTGCAGAGACGCTGCGCCTGAACCGCACCAGTATCGACAATCCTGAAATTTTCGCAGTCGACATTCAGAGTGTCGACTTCACCCAGCTGAGAACGGACGAACCAACGATCCTGATCGGGGGGCCACCATGTCAGCCTTTTTCGAAGAACGGTTACTGGGTGAAGAACGACAACCGGCTTATCGACGAAGATCCACGGAACATGATCGGGCAGTTTCTTCGCGCCGTCTCTGAACTGCAGCCATCGGGCTTTATTTTCGAGAACGTCGAAAGCATTCTGCATCCAACGAATATTGCCACGTTCGAGAGATTTCTTGTCGAGGCAAGAGCTCTTGGATACGCATGCACCGTCTACAGAGCGAACTCCGCCGACTTTGGCGTTCCGCAAAAGCGAAAGCGCGTATTTGTTTTTGGCGTACGGAAGGCTAGAACCCCCATCCCTCAACCGCACCCAACTCATGGCGATCCCGCCAAGCCTGAACTAATGAATGGCTACCAGCCGTATACCGGGGTCGGCGCCTTCATCTCGAAATACGCCTCTGACGATTTCCGCGAGCCCCAAGAGGACGCCTCTAACGGAAACTACTTCTATGAACTCACTCATGTGCCACCAGGCAAGAACTATATCGCGCTCTCAAAACTGAAGGGCTATGATGGTCGAAAATTCCGAACTGGTGGACGCTTCTGGAATTTTCTCCATAAGCTACATCCGGAAGAGCCCTCTATAACTATCGCAGCCCAGCCGGGTCCTTGGGTGGGACCATTTCACTGGGATAACCGCCGCCTTCGCGTTCCTGAAGTCGCAGCCATTCAAACATTTCCAGAGGTCTACAAGTTCTTTGGGAACCGCAGGTCGGTCCAGAAGCAGATCGGTAACGCCGTACCGTGTTTGCTGGGCGAGAAGATGGTGGCGCACCTGATTGAGTACTTGTAATGGCGCTCGACCGCAATCTCCTCTTTTACTTTGTAAGGGACGCGCTCGCGCCCTACTCAGAGAATTTCCGCATTATTGACCGACAGAATCCAGTGCAAATGACGCTCAATGACGCGCATTATTCCGCACACGTTTCTTACGTTCATGACTCGGGAAACGCTCGTGACAATGATGATGAGGTTCGAATTCAGCTAGGGCGTGGGATCATTGAAGAGCAAAGGGCGAGGCAAGCGCGAGGAGACCGCGTTGCCTTTATCGGTTTCTTCGATACTGGCGACACTTTCGTGGCATGGGATCCGCGACACGTATTCTCCCTACAAGCAAGGACTGTCGTGTCGGTCTACGCGCGGCAATCCCAGAGAGTATCGGTATCAACGCAACAGGCTGCGGTGCATCAATTCATGGCACGGCAGCTTGGCGAACAGAGTTTTGCAATCGCGCTGCCCGCATCGGCATTGGGGTTCTATCTTGAGAATGTCGAACATTTTCATGCTCTGCGCAGTGAACATGCGATTGTCAATCTCGTCGGACGGCATACCGAAACCTTCGCTGATGCTGGCTTAGGTGCAAGCGGTGAAATTGAAGTCGATGAAGCCGGGGAACGGGAGAAATTCACGTTTGAGCGCACCGCATATCCGCGGGATCCCAGGTTCAAGAAGTGGGTTCTTGAAGCGTACGGGCAAACATGTTGTGTCTGTGATCGCCAGCTGGCGATCGTCCAGGCAGCGCATATCATTCCTCACTCAGTTGAGGGCTCGCCAAATCATGTAACAAATGGACTCGCTCTGTGTATTGAGCACCATCGGCTTTATGATGATGCGCTTCTGTTGCCTGGCCCGGGGTATCGCCTTGTCTTCAACACTGACCGAGCAGAATACCTACGCCAGACGAACCAAGACAAAGGCATCGGGGAGATAAGGAACTTACATGAACGACCTTTCGCCGTCCCCACCGATCCGGCACGACGTCCACGAAACGACTACCTGCAGCGTGGGCTCGACATCCGTATGGGCGCTTGACGCTCAAGTGGCTGTCTCGGCCGCCGAAACTGCGGAAGCTGAACTCTCATACTCGTCGGAATGTAAGTCCGAGAGCAAACGAAAGCTGGCTGGAGCATACTACACTCCCGCCGATGTTGCCGATCATTTCTGGCAGATTTTCTTCGAACGCCGAAACATCGCAAGTTCTCTTTCAGCGCAGGACCTTCTCGAAGGCGCCCACTTCGTTGAGCCATCCGCCGGCGCGGGAGCGCTGTTCTTCTCCCTAATCAAGGGACTGATTAATCAAGGACTATCGCCGCAAATCGTTCGTTTGATTAGCGCAGACCTAGTAGACATAAACCAACAAGCACTCGAATTTATTCGAGATCAAATTGAGACTCTAGAGCAGTGCTGGGACATAAAGTTTGATCGAGTAAGACTGATCCATGGGGATTTTCGGTCCTATGAGTTTCCCGCCACAGATCGATTTGGTGTGTTTTTTGGAAATCCGCCTTTTGTGGCGAATCAGAAAGGTTCGTCCAAATGGAAGAATCTGTATGCTGACTTTATTGAGCGTTCTTTGGAGCTGTCGCGCAAACCCGCTCATCTACACTTCATTGTTCCCCTGTCGATAGCTTTCAGTCGAGACTACAGCGCGCTGCGGTCACGCCTGCAGAGGCTCAACTCGGAGATATCGATATCAAATTATGACAACATCCCAGATACTTTGTTCAAGTCCGGGAAGCCCAAGCATACAAATACGAACAAGGCGAATAGCCAGCGATGCTCAATTCTTAGCGTTGCCCCTGCAAAAACACCGAGGGTTTATGCTTCGGCACTTCAGAGATGGAGCAAGGGAGAGCGAACGAGCCTGCTCTCCTCTGTTCCAACATTCTATGATGTTACTGATTATCGCCTTGATGATCAAATTCCGCGACCCGCCAATCAATTGATAGCTGATTATCTTCGGGCGAGTTTCGACGAGAAGCGGCTTGGGTCGCTAATTTGTGGCTCGTCACGTTATCGGCTCACAATTGGATCAGTTGCGCGGAACTATATTGGCTTTCGCGACGAACTTGATGGGAGCAGCAATGTCCTAGGCTTCGGTAGCGAGAAAGACTTCCTCACTGCTCTCGGGGTTCTCTCGTCCCGTCTGTTTTTCGATTACTGGCTGACTGTGGGTGACGGGTTTCATCTGACCAAGTCAACAATTTTCAATTTCCCACTGGCTCAGCACCTTGAAGAAGAATTGCAGCGACTGCAGCCCGAGGTTCTTAAGATGTGGAAGAATCGTAATCGCTTTCAGAAAGAAAAATTGAATAACGGCCGGCAAACTAGGTCATTTGACTTTTCGGCGGTAGCGCCGAGTCTTTATGTGAACAGGCGCTAATCTCGCACGTGGTCTCCGCCTTCTCCGCTCCCCCGACGGGATGCACATTTCCCAAACATTCCCAATAGCTTGAGAGTCCACTTTGGGCGATTCTGCCGCCCATGCGGACCTTCCTCCATCGCCTTCTCGGCCTCGCGCGCGCTCGCGGCTTCGACGCTGCGGGTGGCGGGCGGCGTTGGGAGGGAGCGCGGACCGTCGATGGGCTGAACGCGGCGATCCTGGCGGGCGCGACCACGGCGGCGCGGCGGGCCGGGTGGTATGCGCGGAACAACCCTTGGGTCGCGGCGGCGGTCGACAGCCTGGTCGGCAATGTCGTTGGCGCCGGGATCAAGCCGCAATCCACCCATCCCGACCGCGCGGTGCGCGAACGGCTGCAGGCGCTCTGGCTGCGTTGGACGGATAACGCCGCCCCGGATGGGCTGGCCGATTTCTACGGGCTGCAGGCCTTGGCCGTTCGCGCAATGGTCGAGAGCGGCGAGAGCTTCGCGAGGCTGCGCGTCGCCAGCGATGCCGCCGCCATCCCCCTCCACCTCGAGCTTCTGGATCGCGAGCAGGTTCCCATGGACCTGCACCCTGCTCTTGCGGCTGCACGAACTGGACCAGTTCGAGGATGCCGCGCTGGTGAAGGCCAAGGTCGCGGCGCTGTTCACCGGCTTCATCACCGATCCGGACGGCACGGCAGGCGGGCTTTCCGGCACCAACACCGGCGGCGCGCTGACCGTGGGCATGGAGCCCGGCAGCCTGATCCCGCTGCCACCCGGCACCGACATCCGGTTCTCGAACCCGACCGAACACGACGCCTATGCGCCCTTCGTGAAGAACCACCTCCGCGCCGTCGCGGCGGGGCTCGGCCTGCCCTACGAGCTGGTCTCGGGCGACCTGGAGGGTGTCACCTATTCCTCGATCCGGGCGGGGCTGATCGAGTTCCGCCGCCGCGTCGAGCAGCTGCAGCACAACGTGGTCGTCCACCTGTTCTGCCGCCCGGTCTGGGAGCGGTTCGTGCGCCTGGCGGTGCTGACCGGCGACCTGCCCGCGCGGGACTTCGACCGGAACCCGGACGCCTATCTCGGCTGCGAATGGCTGCCGCCGAAGTTCGACTACGTCGATCCGATGAAGGACGTGCAGGCCGAGATCCTCGCGATCGGCGCGGGGCTCAAGAGCCGGTCCCAGGCGATCTCCGAACGCGGCTACGACGCCGAACAGGTTGATGCCGAGATCGCCGCGGACCGCGAGCGCGCGGACGGAATGGGGCTGACCTTCGGCCAGACGGCGGCGCCGCCGCAGAAGGAGGACGCCGATGGCTGACACGCTCGAACTGCTCACCCGCCGCGCCACGCTGACGCCCGCAACGGCCGATCCGGAAGGCCGCACCGTCGAGGTGGTCTGGTCCACCGGCGCGCCCGTGCGTCGCCGCGATATGGCGGGACAGTACATCGAGCGGCTGAGCCTGGCGCCCGAGGCCGTGGACCTGTCGCGCCTCGAAGGCGCGAGCGTGCTGGACGCGCATCGACAGACGGCCGTCCGCGATGTGCTGGGCTCCGTCCGCAGCGCCGCCGTGGATGGAAAGCGTGGCACCGCGCTGATCCAGTTCTCGGCTCGGCCCGAGGTGGAACCGGTCTGGCAGGACGTGCTGGCGGGCATCCTGCGCCATGTCTCGGTCGGCTACTCCGTCGAGGACTGGGCCGAGACCACCGAGAACGGCGCGCGCGTGCTGACCGCCATCCGCTGGACACCCCACGAGATTTCCCTGGTGCCGACACCCGCCGACCCCGGCGCCCACATTCGCATGGAGACAGAGATGACCGACACGACCACCACCCCGGCTCCGCCCGAGGCTTCGACCACCGAGACGCGCGCCGAGGCGAACGCCGAGATCCGCTCCATTGCACGCATCGCCGGGCTGGACCAGTCCTGGATCGACGGCCAGATCGACGGGGGCGCCGATCCCGACGCCGCCCGCCGCGCGGCCTTCGAGGCGCTGGCGAAGCGCAGCGCGCCGTCGATCCGCACGGAACAGGTCCGCGTCGAAATGGGGGAGAGCCAGGACGAGCCCGCGCTCCGGGCCCGCCAAATGGGCGAAGCCCTCTACGCTCGGATCAACCCGCGCCACGAGCTGAGCGAGCCCGCCCGACGCTACGCCTATTCGACGCCCGTGGACATGGCGAAGGAGTTGCTGACGCTCCGCAGTGAGTCCACCATGGCGCTGTCGCCCGCGAGCCTCGTCACACGCGCGCTACACACCACCTCCGACTTCCCGATCATCCTCGGGGACACGGTGGGTCGCGTGCTGCGCGACGCCTACCAGGCGGCCCCCTCGGGCATCCGCCGCCTTGGTCGCCAGACCACGGCGCGGGACTTCCGCGCGGTGAACAAGATCATGCTGGGCGAGGCGCCGCTGCTCGAAAAGCTGAACGAACACGGTGAGATCAAGGCCGGGACGATGGCCGAGGCGCGCGAGGCCTACAAGGTCGAGACCTGGGCGCGGAAGATCGGCATCACCCGGCAGGTGCTGGTCAACGACGACCTCGGCGCCTTCGCGGACCTCGCCCGGCGCATGGGTCAGGCCGCGGCCGAGACCGAGGCGCGGATCCTCGTCACCCTCCTTGAGACGGGCAGCGGCAACGGGCCGACCCTGTCGGACGGCAAGACGCTGTTCCACGCCGATCACGGCAACAAGGCGGGCACCGGGGCGGCAATCTCCGACACGACCCTCTCGGCCGCCCGGCTCGCGCTGCGGACCCAGAAGGGCATCGAGGATCGCACCATTCGCGTGACGCCGCGCAACCTGCTGGTGCCGCCCGCGCTGGAGACCACCGCCGAGAAGTGGCTGGCCAGCATCGCGCCCGCGACGGCGGCCGACGTGAACCCGTTCTCGGGCTCGCTCTCGCTGGTGGTCGAGCCGCGCCTGTCCAGCGCCACGCGCTGGTATGTGACCGCCGATCCCGGCGAGATCGACGGGCTGGAGTTCGCCTACCTTTCGGGCGCGGAAGGCCCGCAGGTCGAGAGCCGCTCGGGCTGGGACGTCGACGGCGTCGAGATCCGGGTGATCCTGGATTTCGGCGCGGGGTTCATCGACCATCGGGGCTGGTTCATGAACGCCGGGGCGTGACGTGGCCGACCTCGCCCAACTCAGCGCCTGGCGCGACGCCCTGATGGCCGCGCGCTACCGGGGCGTTCGCACCGTCGAATACGACGGCAAGCGTGTCACCTACGCGAGCGACGGCGAGATGGCCGCCGCGCTCTCTGACCTCAACCGGCAGATCGCAGGGGCGACCGACCGCATCTCGGTCGTCCGCATCCAATCCTCGAAAGGGCTCTGAGATGAAGAACTACCTTCAGAACGGTCACATCGTCCGGGTCACCACGCCCGCGGGCGGCATCGCCTCGGGCGACGCGCTGATCGTCGGCAGCATCTTCGGCATCGCCGCCTACTCGGCCGCCGAGGGCGACCCAGTGGAGTTCTCGACCACCGGCGTGTTCCAGTTGCCGAAGGCCAGTGCGGCGGTGCTGACGGTCGGCGCGCACGTGGCGTGGGACAACACCGCGAAGGAAGTCACCACGCCGGCCGCCGGGCGCTTCCCCATCGGAGTCGCGGTGGAGGCGGCCGGGAATGGCATCACCAGCGTCGCGGTGCGGCTGGATGGGGTGGCGACGGCGGCGGCCTAACGTCCGACCTGGGCAGCGGCGTGCTCGATCCATGTCGGGAAGTAGAACGACCCATAGTCCAGCTTCCAGTCGTAGATATGGAACAGGTTTTCGAGGTTGTCGGCATCCTTCAGCCTCGGGAGCCAGGGAAGCGAGCGCAGCGGAACAGCCTGAACCTCCGTGTATTCGCGCCACTGCCCATTTGGGCCGACTTCATGAAACCGCACCATCCCGTAGCGCCGGTCGACCGTGTAACCGAGAAAGCGAAGCGGGTTCGGTCCCGGCTGCGGCGTTGGTGCGAGGCTCTGATCGCCAGCCAGCAGGGCGCCGAGGAGAGAGTTTTCCGGCCGCTCCGTAGCCATTCCCAGTAGCCCACCAAGTGTGGGCTCCTGGCGGGATCCGTAGCCTGCGAGCGCGTTCGAAGGCGGCGATGTTCCGAAGAGCCCGGCAAGAGCGTTTGTCGGCTGCCCCGACTTGAACCCCACATCGTGAATCCGCACGCCGAGTATGCCGTTGCCGCGAGCAAGGCTCTTGATGATCTCGTAGCGCACCCATCGGCGTTGCCATGTCTGGCTACCAATCAGGACGCACGTGACCGAGCTGCCGTCGAGACCGCCGTTGATCATCCGCTTGATCGCGAGCGGCCCCTGTTTTTTCACCTCTTCCCATAGGCTCTTGTCGTGGAACCGGGCAGCCTTCGCATACCGCCTTGTGATCTGGTCCGAATTCCGGACCACGTTGACGCGCGTGACGTCGTCGTAATGGAAGCTGAAAAACACCTTACGGGGCATCGGGAGGTCTCAACGAAAAGAATGCCAGCGCAACGACGACAACTGCGAGGACAGACGCGTGGAACCAGAGCACGGGGGTGGCGCCCAACGTGCGGAACCAGCTCGGAACCTCACCGGCGAACGACCGGGCATCGAGGCTGAAGCGGCTGTCATGGCTCGGCTCCGCCTTCCGCACGTGATTGTAGAGCGCGCGGAACATTCGTTCCTGCCGAAGATAGTACGCGTCCAAAGCCCAGAAGGTCAGGGACGGCAGAAGTCCCGCAGCCATGGCGAGCGCCGGTTCAGCTCCCCTCACGGCCAACAGGAACACGGCAGCGACCAGCGTGACTGACCAGCCCTTGAGGACAAACGAGTTTCGGGCGTGGCGCTCGACCACGTCCAGGATGAACTCCAAGTGCTTTGGCAGATCGTCCTTGTCGGTCCCCACCCTGAACTCGCCGCTCCTATCCAATAAGGGAATCGGGGCAATTGTATTCTAGGCGCACTGTGCACACAACATGTAGTGCCGTCAGGGAGCGTGCTCTCCCTCGTCGTAGGTCGCGTCCGTGACGCGCTTCAACAGTGCCACGTGGTCTGCGAGGGCCGTGACATGGCCCCAGTGCACGTCCGCAGGGCTGGCGAAGAAGTGGTCGTCGCTGGCGGCGCGGATGCGGTCGAGGGCCGCGTCGATCTCGGCCTTGAGCGCGATGAAGGCGGCGAGCGCAGCGTCGTTGGTCTTGGGCAT